AAGAGCGAGGACCTACGTTCCAAGTCGCGCAGGCGCAGCTGTATTGCGCGTGTTCCCTGTTAACAATTTTGCCCTGCTGCCAGTTTCCACGATCATGAGATCATGCGGCCGGGATCAGCAGTCGGTCGCTTTGGCCATCAGCGAAATGGAATCAGCAGGGATTCTGTGGCACAAGTGGGAGCGCGCGAGCCCTGCCTCCGACCGTCAGTCTCGGTATGGATTGACCCAGACCGGTCATCGGTTGCGTAATTCGATGCCAGCCACGCCAGCGGAAGACACATAGAGATCGAGCCTGCCAGGCACAGAGAAGAGGTCTATTTATCATTCGGCGATAGTCGGCACCTGGAGCCGCTTACCCCGCTGGCCGGCGAGCCCGCGGGGTATTGGTTGCGCTGTGTAGCACACGACCTCACCCTCTGATCCGACCGAGCGAATTACCTTGTCAGGCCTGGATTCGTCCAACCGACATGGAACGATCGTGTTGAGTCAAACCCTGCGAGGGGGAATTGTGAACCCGAGAACCAAAACCGACCTGCTGCCCGCGGTATCACGTGGGGCAAGCACAAACAATCCGCTGTTTGCGTGGCTTGAGATCACCGGAAAGTGCCAGCTGACCTGCGGCCACTGCTACGCCAAGTCCGGACCTCACGGAACCAACGGCGTAATGACCGTCGATGACTGGGGAAGCACGATCGACCAGCTCGCTGGCCTCGGTACACGAATGGTTCAGTACATCGGTGGAGAACCCACACTTCACACGGACCTGCCCCGCCTCATCGACCATGCTCTCGGCCGCGGTCTTGAAGTAGAGGTCTTCACGAACCTGGTCTACATCAAACCGGCCTTGTGGGACGTCTTCACTCGGCCTGGAGTGCGACTCGCGACGAGCTACTACACCGATGACGCACAAGCGCACGAGCGCATCACCCAAGGCCGGGGAAGCCACAAGCGAACCAAGGCGAACATCGCCGAGGCAGTTCGCCGCTCCATTCCGTTGCGTGTCGGCGTGATCGACGTCGAGGACGGCCAACGGGTTCAGCAGGCCGTTTCAGAACTGGCCGGCATCGGGGTGGACGGCGAGATTCGAATCGACCATCTGCGCCAGGTCGGCCGCGGGGTCCGCGACCGCGGACCTGACCTATCGCAGCTCTGCGGGAACTGCGGGGATCGCAAGATCGCCGTTGCTGCGGACGGCTCGGTGTGGCCCTGCGTGTTTTCGCGTTGGCTGCCGGTCGGCAACGTGAAGGACGAGGCACTTGCCGACATCCTGAGCGGCCCGAGGATGATCGAGACCTCAGCAACCCTGGCTGCGGAGTTCGCGACCAGGCCGTGCGTACCCAACATGTGTGATCCTCAGTGTGGTCCGTCATGCAGCCCGGCGTGTATCCCCAAGGGTGACTGCACCCCTGAGGGAGGCTGCGTGCCGAGCTACGGCTAACCGGAGGAAACCTGTTCATGCTCGCCCGACGCGCATACGTCCCCACCGAGCTGCTGCCGAGCAGAACGTCGAACCGGTGGCAGTGGCCGCTCGACGTGCCGTGTGTCGATCAACTGGCCAAGGAAGGCATGTCCTTCGAACGACCGGTGACCTTCCTCGTCGGCGAGAACGGCTCTGGCAAGTCCACTTTGGTCGAGGCATTCGCCGAAGCCTGGGGCTTGGACGCGCGCGGCGGGCGAGCTGGACGGAAGTACGTGAACGACCGGCCGAAGACACCACTCGGCGAAATGATCAAGTTCGAGACCACCGCCCTTGGTGCGCGACACCGCTCAGGAACGCGCACCAAGCGGCGGGGCTACTTTCACCGCGCAGAAACCGCGTTCGGGTTCATGAACGCGGTCAGCGGGATGCAGGGATACTGGGAAGACGACACCGACGCCATGAGCCACGGCGAGGGTTTCCTGACAGTGTTCGAGAACATGTTCAAGGAACCCGGCTTCTACCTGCTGGATGAGCCCGAAGCCGCGCTCTCGTTCCAGTCCTGCATGAGCCTGGTCGCCCTCATGCACCGACTCGGCGAGTCCGGTGCACAGATCATCTGCGCCACCCACTCACCGCTGCTGGCTTCAACTCCAGGCGCCGACATCATCGAGGTAGGCGATCACGGGTTCCGCCGCACGACCTGGGACGATCTCGCCTTGGTGGACCACTGGCGCAGATTCATGACCACCCCGACCGCCTACCTGCGGTACATCACCGAGGAGTGACGGTGACCGACCTCAGCGACGCTGACACCCGATTCGTGCACTGGATGCACGACAACCTCCGGCGTGCTGCCGGCCACTTCGGACTCACCATCTCCGGCGAGCCGAAGCTCGGGTGGCTTTTCCGATCGATCAGCGTGCTGGCCTACAAGGGCAGCGACCCGGTTTGGCTGCGCGTCAACTCCGAAGACCCGCAGTGGATCGGCGGTGATTTCTGGACCGGCAACCTCGATGCCAACGTGTTCACCGGGCTGGCAAAACCTCAAGTGCTCGACGTCTTCGAGTGGGAGGACGGCCGACAGCAGCGCGCAGAGGTGATGACCCTCGTACCAGGCGCCCCATGTTCTCCGACCGACGTCCTGCGGCAGGCAGTCGATCTTCCCGACGCCTGGTGGGCAGAACTGCGCCGAACCGTGGACACCATCGCGTGCACACCAACCGAACGAACGAACGCTGACCAGGACAAGGTCACCAACCGCCTCCGGCAACGCTTCGGTGACGCAGTAGACCCCGTTGTTTCCCAATGGGAAACCGTGCACGGTGACGTACATTGGTCTAACTTGATATGTCCAGACTTCGGTTTGCTTGACTGGGAGCTGTGGGGCCGCGGACCCGCTGGGACGGACGCTGCAACCCTGCTCTGCTACAGCTTGTTGGTGCCCGAGACTGCCGAGCGGGTGCGCGGAACGTTCAACGATGTTCTGAACACTCCATCGGGTCGCCTCGCCCAGCTGTATGTAGTCGCCCGTTTGCTGGGCCGGATCGACAAAGGCGATTACCCTGATCTGGCCGCACCTCTTGGTGATCATGCGAAGATGCTGCTCGATTGACCGCCACAGGCACCGCTTAGCGCACGGTGCGAACCCACCTTGAGGACACGACCTGATCTGTGAAGTGAATCGGCTTGATATGAGGGTCAGCGAACGGGATCTCATAGTTGACCAACACAAGGTGGGAGCCGTGCAAGCTGTCCCACCAACCGGAGGTGAGTCCGCTAACGATCCGGTTCACATCCAGTCCTGCGGCCTCGATCACGCCCGAGTTCGGATTCTCAGAGAAAAGTCCGCGAAGGTTGATCCTGACGGACCGAGTTCCCCGGCGGTCACCGTGCACGCCGTCCTTCTCGAACCAGCCATGTGTCGGGATGAGCATGACCCGAGAGACTATCGAACATGCGTTCGATTACCTAGTGCCTGCATGCACGGGTGCTAATTCGGACCAAAACAAAAGAGCCCCTGCCGAATCGGCAGGGGCTCTTGTTGCAGCTAGGAGGCGTGGGCTTCCTGGAACTGGATGACGAGGTTCTGGGGGATGCGCCCGCGGTCGGAGATCTGATGCCCTTCGGCGCGAGCCCAGTCGCGGATGCGCTGAGCTTCGGCCTTGTCGTGCGCCTTGACTGCCGCCGTGCCGCCGCCCTTTCGCTGCTTGCGTCCGCCAGCTCGGCGGGCCTTGTCGAGGAAGGGTTCGATCGCTGCGCGCAGCTTCTTCGCGTTCTTGCCGGACAGGTCGATCCTGTACTCGACGCCGTCCAGCGAGAAGTCGATGGTCTCTTCTGCTTCGCCGCCATCGAGGTCGTCGATGAGTTGAACGATGGTCTGCTGTGCCACTTGGGTACCCCCAGAGATTTGCTACTTACTATTGCATTCATATGTCAGGCGCAACTCGCAAGTCAAGCTATATGGATCACGTCACTCGACCGTGACCTATTCTATTAGTGCGCAGCATCTGCCCAGTTCTTCCCCAGCGGGCCGACCCCGACCGGGAAGTGCACGAGTTGGCCTGTTCCATCGGGCGGTTGCCAGTCGCATGTCATCGCGCGTTTCACGATGACGATGATCTCCTCAGCGCGGGTGGCCGGCACCGAGAGCACGATCGCGTCGTGGACCTGCGCGACGACCATGCGCAGGATCTCGTTGGGCAACCTGATCAGACCATCGCAGACGATTTCCCTGGTGCCGGACTGGCCGTACAGCGCGGGCGCTTGGGTCCATTCGCGGCCTTCGTCGACGAGCATCTTGCGACCCCAGGCGTTGACGACGTAGCCCTTGCGGGCGAGCCGGGTCACTCGGTCCTGCCAGCGAGAGACGCCCTTGTAGGCAGCCTGCATTCCGTCGACGAACTTCTTCGCGATGCTGTGCGCTACGCCTGCGGTCGTGGCGATCGTGCGGGCGCCGGCTCGGTAGGCGTAGGCGTGCCCGCACGCCTTCGCTGTCTGCCGGTACTGCGCGGGATTGGTCTCAACTTCCTCTTTTCCCCACACCGCATAGGCGGTGATCATGTGCGCGTCGGCGCCTTCCCGGAACCGCTCGGCGAACTTCCGGTCACCGGAGTACGCGGCAACGATCCGCGCATCGGCTTGGCTGAGATCGAGTTCGACCAGAACTTCGTCGTCCGCGTTCGGGATGTAGTAGCGCTTCTCCTCTGCCCCGTCACCGCGGCTGGTCCACACGGTGAGTCCGGGGTCCTGGGTTGACCACCGGCCGGAGCGTTGGAGTGTGGTGATCTGCGGGTGGACCTTGCCGTCTGCGTGCAGGTGTCGCAGCGCGCCTTCAGCAAGCGGCCGGATTCCGCCGATGGCGGCGATTGCCTCTGCCAGCGCTTCGGCATCTACCCCCTTCCCTCGTGCCGCCTCCTTGACGGAGTCGCCCCCGAGCGAAGGTGCACCGTTCTTCGTGCGTACCAGGTCGTCCGCGCGCACACCGACCGACTTGAGCGCGGCCAGAACGGCTTCCTTGCCCGCGTTCGTCCTGAGTGGAGCTTTGCCCTCCGATGGCATGCCGTGCTTGTCCACGAGCATGGCCATGTACCGGTCGCGGACCGCGTCGAGTTCCTTGACGCGTGCTTGCGCGGTCGGCACGTCGACGCGCCACCCATTGCGGGAGATCTGCGCGGCGATCCCGGCGACGAGCTGTTCCCGGATCGCGTACTTGTCGAGCGGCCCTTTGCGTAGCAGGGCTTGCAGCACCAGGCGGCCGGTGTGAACGTCCTGGCGCAGGTATTCCTCGTAGCGGGGTTCGTTGAGCGGGATCTTGTCGTAGCCGCCGAACTCGCGGGCAAGATCGGTGAGGTCATAGGCCTTGCCCTGGACACCGAGCTGATGCGCCTGCTCGTCGAGGCCGTGCCACAGTTTGGCCTGCTCTGGTCCCTTCACCAGCCGTGCTCGTCCGCGGCGGTCGACGTAGTTCCGCGGTGCAGGGTGAACAAGCGTGCTGTGCGTCCAGGAGTCGAGCACCCGTCCTTCTCGGGCGAGTTCGAGGGGTTCCACACTGTCAACGCCGAAGATGGCGGTGAGGTCGAAGGCGTGGATGTTGTGCCCGACGATGTAGCGGGCGGAGCGGATGGCCTCGCGCAGCTCGTCGAGGTCGGTGGTGAGGTGGACGTGGTCGCTGCTGTCCCACGCGTACCCGGCGAGCCGGACGAATTCGTTCGGCGCCATGTCGTAGAGCTGGTCTGCGCTGTGCGTTTCGACGTCGATCGTCACGGTTCGTCGGACGGGCAAGCTATTCCTTCCTACTCGGACAGGGTGCGCAGGGCACGCTTCAGCTCGGCGAGTTCTTGTTTTGTGGTGCGGAGTTCTTCGACCAGCGCGTGATGGACTTCGGGGTCGATGATGTGTGCGTGTTCGAGGTGGCCGGCGGGGATGGCCCAGGCCCAGAGGTGCCCGGAGAAACGGACTCCGACGAGCTTTCCTTGTTCGAGGACCTGGACGACGCGGCCGACTGTGCCGGTGGGGATAGCGGGGTTATGTCCAGGTGGCGCGGTGTAGCGGACGCGGTCGCCGTTGCGGAAGTCGGTCACGGCGGCTACTCGGTCGGTAGGCCGAACAGGGCCACGAAGATGACGATCAACACTGTCAGCATGACGATTGCTTGCACGCGTGTAGTTCCTCTGGAAACAGGACGAGGAGGGCGAGCCGGCGGCTCGCCCTCCTCGTCGTGAAGTTGGTGTCAGATCAGGGATTACGGGTACTCGGGCTTGCACTGCTGGTCGCGGTTCTGGCTGGTGCAGTACCACCCGGCGTAGGTGTTGCCCGCCTGGGAGATGCCCGAGCGCCAGCGCATTTCGCCGTGGTCGCAGTAGCGCTTCTCCCCGTTCGGCGCCTCAGTGGCACCCTGCGGACGGCCGCGGCGCTGTTGGTTGCTCCCGCCGCCGTTGCTGTTGCCGTTGGGACGTTGTCCGGCGGCGGTGTTGGACGAGCTGGCGCGGGCCTTTCCTGCCGGTTCCTTCTGCTTGATGAACTGGTCCACGGCGCTGCCTGCGGCGACCAGGCGCTTGATGTCGCCGACGCCTTCGAGCATGTCCGCCAGAATGTCCACGCTCGGGGCGCGGAAGACGTACCAGGCCGACGAGTACTCGCCGTTGCCCTTGAAGGTGGCCGACACCGAGCCGTTCCACTCCGTGCCGGACGCGGCAGGACCGGGTTCGTCGTATGGCTGGTCGTTGAAGTTGTCGTCATCCGCGAACGGATCAACGGTCACTGCGAATTCCCCCACGTATTGGTGCTGGTGTTGCTGGATGCGTTGTGGTGATTGGCGTTCAGGGCGGCCCGCACCCGAGGGTTCGGGGCCTGGTTGTTCGCTCGGTCCGGTTCGGTGTGCCGGCTACCGCCTTACTCGAAATCACCGGCGATCCCGTCGAGCCAATCCGCCGTTTCGGTGTGCACATTCGTTCCGACCTTTCGTGATCCGATTCCGTCGCGTTCACGTGCGCGGCGCAGGGACACGCGGTTCATCGACTCCGTCAGCAGCTCGACCGCGCGAGCGATCACCTGGCGATGTGCGGTGTCGTCGCCGTCGCGGAACACCGCGACCAGCAGCCCGGCGTAGCGAGGGTTGCGCTCGCTCACGAGTTCCAGTCCCTCGTCGAGGTCGATGAGGGTGGCGCTGACCTCTGTCCGCTCGGCACCCAGGACCCCGCTGCTCAACAGATCAGCGATTTCCCTTGTGCCGTATTGATACTGGCCGCTGAACACCTCGTACTCGACGCGCTCCCGTGCAGCGATCTGGTGCCCGATCTTGATCAACGCGGTCTTGCGTCGAGCCGGTTCCATCTCGTCGAGCAACCTGTCCACTGACCGCGGCGACGTCAGCAGCCGCAGCGCGATCTCCTGCTCGACATCGTCCGCGACGACCGTGTCCGGCCATTGCGCTGCCACGACGCGGGCAGCCTCCTTGATCAGCGGCAGAAGCTCAAAAACCTTGTCCTGCAAGAACTCCCCTTCGTCCGACGTCAACCTTCAGACCTTGAAAACGGCGCCGTCGACGATGAATCGACGGCTCGTGATCGGCACCAGCTCGGGTGTGACGGTGCTTCGTTCGATGTGCAAAACCGCGAATCCGGTTTGCCAGTTCGGTGTTGCGCCGTTGAGGTAGCCGGCATGGCGCACGTCCATGAGGTTTCCGACCTCGACGCCGGTCACTGTGCGGGTGACCTTGCCGCCGTATCCGGTGGTGTGGCGCCCGATTCCCTGCCTGTGGGTGTGGCCCATGACGATCGACTTGCCCGCCCGCTTCGCTCCGTTCAGCGCGGTATTGCCGCTGATCTGCGAGAGCGTGATTCCGCCGACATGACCGTGTGTGGTGAGCCAGTCAGGTGCGATCTGATGGAAGTCCGGCAATAGCCGAACGTTGTACTTTGGCAAGTCGAGCAGCACCGGCAGATCGAAGGCGTTGCTGCCAGCGAGCGCGGGCGCGTGCTTGGCGAGATACGTCCGCGGCCGGAGGTCGTGGTTTCCCTCGTGCATGGACACAGGTCCCGAGTAGACCTCGCGCAGTGGCTCGAAGAAGTTCTGCTGCACGTACTTCGAGTCCTTCAGCACGCTGCCCTCAAACTCCGCGGCGGTACCCTTGCTCCACCTGCTGGGTTGCGGATAGTCGACCAGGTCCCCGATCTGGATCACCTCGTCCGGGCGGTATTCGCCGATGAACCGGATTACCGCCTTGAGCGCTTTCCGGTTCTCGTAGGGCATTTGAAGATCCGAGATGACGACGATGCGCTTGCCCAAGAGACCTCTTTCAGTTGTTCTTCGCGGGCTTGTCGGCCGGGGCGGCAAGCAGGAGCAGCAGGAGAAGCGCGGCGGCCAGCTCGGCGTCCGCGGCCTTGGCACGCTCGGTCTTGACGCGGTCGGTCGGGGCGGTGTCGGGCAGCGGGATCGGAGCGATGGAGTCCGCCAGCAGGGACAGACGCGTGCCGCCGTCGATCGCGACGATGTAGCGCTGCTTCTTCTCCTGCCAGGAGTCGACGACGCCGTAGAAGCCGCGGAACAGGCGGTTGGTGACGATGACCGGGGTTCCGGGGGCGTAGCGGGTCATGTGCGTGTCCTTTCCAGAAGGGCGTGCTTTCCGTGCTTGAGCACGAGTGAGCTGACGTCCTCGCCTGTGGGCATGGGGACGATCAGGGCATTGGGTAGCTCTTTGATCAGCAATTCACCGAAGGCGTTGCCGGCTCGGTCTCCGTCGGTGAACACGAAGACGTGGCGGTACCCGAGTAGTGGTTCGCGGAAGTGCTTGCGCCACGCGTCTGCGCCGGGGATGCCGATGGTGGGAATCCCGCTGGCGGTGGCGGTGATGGCGTCGATCTCGCCTTCGGTGACGCCGATGTCGTCGGTGTCGTCGAGCAGGGCCAGCGTGTTGTAGATCCGCGGCGGATGGCCCGGCATCGAGGCGTACTTGCCGCCGGGGTGGCCGCCGTGGTCGCAGTCGGCGAACAGGCAGCGGAACCGCATGGTCGCGACCGACCAGCCGATCCGTGGCGCCCACCGCAGGTACGGCAGCGCCAGCATGCCCCGGTAGTTCTCGTGGCCCGGTGCCGGATCATCAACGTAGCCAAGGCGGTACTTGTCGACCAGTTCCCGCACGCTCGGAGCCAGCAGTCCGCGGCTCTCCAAATGCTCTGCGGCGGGCGACCCTGGCAGACTCGCGTGGTACCGGCTTGTAGCTTCCCCCAAGAATTTCTTCTGCGCGGCGCTGAGCGGCGCCAAAAGCCAGTTCCTCCCGTTCTCGGATCAGTCCGATGATGTCGCCCTTCACACCGCAGCCGTGGCAGCGGAAGGCTTGGTATTCATAGGAAATCGACGCGGACGCGTGGGCTTCGTCGTGGAATGGGCACCGGGTTTTGAGCCAGCGGGCGTTGCCGGCGGGCGGTGTCCACAGCGGAAACCAGTGCCGGATCAGCGTCGCAATGGGCTCGTCCGACGCACACCCCACTTCGTTCGCGGCAGGTACGGGGTGAGCACCCATGACTGCTGGGACACCTGCTTGGTCTCGGAGTCCTCGAACGTCGCGGTGAGCACCCAGTCGCCGTTCTCCAGGTGGATCGACCAGGACAACCAGCCGCCGGTCTTGATCAGGTGCTGTGATCCCTGCACCTTCCCGGCGATGTCGATCAAACTCAGCAGCTTGTCCGTCTGCACACATTCCCCTTTTCGGTTGTGCGGTCAGGTGTTCAGCACCGCCCGAGCGGGCGGTGCGGTGAGGTAGTCGATCGCCCGCAAGAGGGCCTGGACCTCGTCGCGCAAGTGCCCCAACACGTTGCGGTTGCAGGGCTTGCACAGCAGCCCGCGCACACACCGACCGCAGCTCGTTGTTCCCGGACAGCAGGCGTGGTCGTGGTCCACAGACAGCCGGACGCGACCGTTTCCCTTGGCACGGCGGCAGATCGCGCACACACCACCTTGCGCGCGGTAGATCGCCTGGTATTGCGCCTCGCTGATTCCGTAGGTGCGCGCGACCCGCGCACCGCGGTCTCGTTCCCGTCGAGCCTGGACGACCCAGCGGTGATGCGTGGCGCACCGCGGCCCCGGATGAGGCGCATTGCGTTGCGTGCCGACGCCTTCGGTGACGCAGTCCCGGCAACGGCGCCGCTTGGCGGTCAGAACACCGCCTCGTTCCACGAACCGCCGTGTCCCGCAGAGGACACGAGATCGCGGATGGACATCGTGTCGGCGTCGAACCCCAGCTCGACGAACGTCATGCCGGAGGCGTCCGCCTTGCCCGCCCTGTTCTTGACGGTGCTGACCGCCAAAATTTCCGGGGCAGGACGGTGCAGGGTCAGGATCAGCTCGGGCACCCTGCCGATCTGCCCCTTGACCCCGGACAACGGGATCGACCTATCCGAGTCGTTGAAGCTGCCCGTGACGTGATGTAGCCCGAGGACGCAGGCCTCGGTGTGCCGGGCCATCGAGTGCAGGTAGTCCATCAGCCACTCCAGGCCGTTGGACGGATCGCTGTCCTGCCCCGCGTCCATGCGGACGTTTGTGACGTTGTCGACGACGATCAACTCTGGATAGGCGCCGTAGACCTCTTCATATGCCTCGACTTGCGTCTCGATCACGTCGAGAGTCGGTGCCGGGTCGTAGGCGAACCGGATCGGCGCACTGGCCAGTTCCGCCCGGACAGCGTCGAGCGCGTTGTTGCGCACCGACGAGCCGGACGCACTGAGGGAGGAGCCCGTCAGGACTGACATCCCGCGCGAGGCCTGGGTGAACGCGTCGCTGTCGGCCGACAGGTAGAGCGCGTTCACGCCGGACTTCAGCGCGATGTTCAGCGCGAGCGTCGACTTGAGCGAGCCAGGACCACCCGCGATCAGCGTGAGCTGGCTCCGCAACAGCCTGGTGTCAGCGTCCTCAAGGCTCTCGAACACCGTGGGCAGCGGATCGCCTGCGGCACCGCGGATTCTCGAACTCTGCAACAGGGTGTAGATGAATCAAACCTCCCGTGTCAGTCGTCCTCTCGTATTCAGGGGCACCTGATCGGCAGGTACCCGACGCCGTCCACAACCAGCGAGCCCGGAACCTTGTGGAACCGGCCGGCATCGCGGGTCACCTCGTAGCACCCGTTCGTCGGCGACGGTCGCTCGTCGCGGTGCTGCAACACAGCGAACATGCCGATCAAGGACAAGGCGCCGATGGTGAACAGGACAGTCCCCAGGCCCGCCAAGCCTTCTTTGATCATGCGTAGGCTCGACCGCACCAACCGCCACGAGACCATCAGCAACACGACCACTACCGCGGTGATCACCAGGTAGCTCAACCAAGCCTCCGTCCGACGTCAACCTTGAGTGCTGAAAATGGGACAGGACAGCCGCACAGGGCAGAAGTTGCACTTCTTCTCCTCCGGGTCCGGATCGAACTTCTGCGCCTTGATCAACTCGTCCACCTCCTCGAACTCCTCGGTAAGCCGGGTTGCCGGCCACTCCGTCAGGTCGTACAGAATCGTTGGCTTGCCTGACTTGCCCATCCAGTAGTCGCCCTTGCTGATCTTCTGGCCGTATAGCTGCCGGATCGCTTCGGCGTAGACGGCAAGCTGAAAGGCATCACCGGGGCTGTTGCCTGTCTTGATGTCGCGGACGATCAACCCTTCCCGTGGGTCCAGGACGGCCTGGTCGAGGTAGCCGCGAACCGGCACGACGCCAAGCTGGATCTCGAACCCCAGCTCGACCGCGGGCGTTCCGTCTGGCGTGGCCCAAATCTGCTCACGCGGTGCGCGCTCGGTGTAGTAGCGCAGGTATCGATCAGCCTGGTCGAGACCGAGGCCATACCTTCGTTCGACATCGACTGCACCGCGGTACGGCCCCGACGCGAACCAGAAGTTCCAGTTCGGCGTCTCCTCGGCCATCTCGTTGATGTCCTCGGCGTACACCCGCCGGAAGACGTCTTGCACCTCGGCCAGTGACATCGTCCGCTCGGATTTCTCCCACGCTTCCGCTGCGGCGTGAACAGCCGTTCCCATCGAGAGCCAGGCAGCCGGCCTCTGCCAAACCTTCTGAATTCGGCAGAAAAAATACCGGGCTGGACAGGCCCGGTATTCCTTGACTTGACTCACCGATCTCTTGGTCACCGCGGCCAGAGGACAGTCTCCTCACGGCGCTCACGCACACAGTTGTGTGCCGCGCTTCCACTAGGGCAGTCGCGGTAGATGACCACCAGCGTCCATGTTGCCTCGGCGAACACGAACCCTTGATCCTGGATCGTCACTTCGAACTCGATGTCGAAGCAGACATCGGCAAGTAGGTCAAGAATCGGCTCGTACATCGAGTCCAATTTCTGCACAATCGGACTTCGATAGACGGAGAGATACACAGCTTCACCGACGTCGACGGTTGCCGCCGTCAGGTATGGGTGCTCCGCCACCAGGAACGTCGGTCTCGGTACAACACACTTGCCGTTCAAGATCCCCCCAGATCAAGTCTTACACAACAGGGCGATGCGGCGGCATTCGAAGCCACAAGCGCGCCTGCTCTGAAAGCTCCTTGGTATGCGTATTGACTCGTATTAGATAGTCGAGATCCCCCGGCTGGCGATCGCGATATGCAAATCCCCCCTTGCTGGAAACACCCGGCTCTGGCGGCAGGTTCGGGTCAAACTCCAGAACGACGTCGTTCTCCTCCATGAAGTCATACCAGGAACTCAGCCGCTTGCGCTTGTCGACGCTCATTCCGTGGCCCTGAGTGGCCCAAAACTCGAAGTGGTCACGTAGTCGACGGACAGGTGAGGCCCCGTCGAACTCTTTCGGCACGACCCACGGGAAGTGTCGGCGAGCCTCGTCGCGTGGCGTGCGCTGGATCAGCCCCGACTCCTCGGCACGAGCGTGGTGCTTGTGCGCAGCCTGCTTCGAGATGCCTTCTTGACGAGCCATCTCAGACTGATTCCTGATCCCTCTACGGACATACTCCTGGACCGTGTGTGGCGTGAACCCAGAGCTGGGGTAGGGCATCGTCAATCCTCCGCGGGTCAGGAGGTCGGCCAGGCTGTCACCCGCAGGCTATCGTCCCTCCCGTCCGACGACAACCTTCGTCCCGATCATAGCTTCCATCAGCGGGCCGTCCACTGCTCGTTCCACATCGCCTCCTCATCCTCGTGGCCTGCGACGCGCATGCGCTCCATCCTGATCAAGGGTCCGTGTCCCTGCATCCGTGGAACTACCCATGTCTGGATCTTGGGCGGGCCGCGGCTCAAACCTTCTGGATAGGCAGCGGGAGCAGGCGCCTTGCTCCCGCCGTCACCAAGGCTCACGTACCAGTTCAAGCAGCGGCAGGTCGACGCCGTGTACGCGTCGTCTTCGCCGCGGGCGACGTCATCACGCTGTCGCCCCCAGCCGGCTCGGCCTTCGTCCCCCTGGTCGTCGGCTTCTTCTCCCTGGCGCCGGTGCGCGCCGCAGCTTTGGCACGACGTCCGCCCTTCGGCTCGGAAACAGCGCCTTCAGCAGTCTGCTGAATCTCGTCAGTCCCAGCCGGCTCCGTCCTCGAACCCACTTCCGCGGAGGCCTCGACCACCAGCTCCGCCACCTCCGGCTCTGCGGGCGTCGCGGGTACGGCCTCGCTCTCGTCGATGCGGGTCGACAGCACGTACTCGTAGATCTCGTCCCAGTCGGCCGTCTCCAACGTCTTGTGGCGGAGGTTCGTCTCGTCCCCCAGCCAACCCTTCGCCCGCTGGACGAAGACGTCCTTAGTGTCCACGCACATCGAGTCGGCAGCGGTGCGCCACAGGCTCGTTTCAGCGAAGAGCTTGCGCTTGACCGCGGCCGTCGCGTTCTTGTTCGTCTTCGCCGAAACCGCCTTCTCCTGAGCCTGGGCACCTCGCGCGGCCTTCTCCGTCGCGGCAGCCTCGCTCAACGACTGGAGATACGGGACACCCTCCTTGAGGACGACCAAACCTCCGCCGTCCTTCGGGATCGCGTGCCTTCCCATCTCCACGGCGACCGTCACCGCGTCATCGAAAGACTCGTAGTACCAACCGTCCTGGGTCATCTTGCCGCTGATCGAGCGTTCCTCGGGCTCCAGCGACTCGGGCTCCGGCATCGCTTCAACGAAGCGCGCGGCGTTGCGCTTGTCGGGCCGGTTCGGCGCGCAGTACTTCCGCAGGTACTCGTCCGGCGTCCTACCGCCGTACTCCGAGACGTACATGCCGTTGCCGACTGCCCAGTCCCGGATCTGCTTGCGCTCGTCCTCATCCTCCACCGTCCACTTCTCCGAGCGCAGAGGCCGCGGATCGAACCGGCGCCCTCCCACCTTCGTGGCGTTCTGGGTGAACCGGGCCATGACCGCCTTGAACTCGTCCGCGTGCTCACGCGAGACGTGCGCGGTGTAGTCGGCGCCCTGGAACGACCAGGTGATCTCTTCCACGGCGGGGCTCACGCCGTCCAGGTCGTCCACGAACCACGACTTCGTCACCGAAACCATGTCTTCTCCTTGCTCGATTTGCTGTGGATATGACAAAGGCCGGACACAAGGCCCGGCCCCTCTCGCTATCCCAACAACACTCAGACACTGGCGTCTGCCTGCTATCGATTCCTGATCTGTCCGCTCGTAGTCTGGGAATCAGTCCAAGTCTTCCCACACATGCAGCGGTGAGGTTTCCGCTCGGTGATGTGCCTTAGATCCCGCCAGCACTCGTTCTGACATTGGACGGTTCGCCCGTTGTCGTCCTCCGCGTAGTGCCGAACCGTGCTGTGGTAGCAGCCGTCACTGAGGGAGTACTCGATGCCGTTCTCGTCCTTCACGATCCGCCTCCTGCGGACTTCCGCCTCCGATCGAAAGGAAGTGGGTCCAACTTTCCGGGAGCGTCACTGTCCGGGGATAGCCAAATCTCCGTCAGAGGACGCCATTTCAGGTAGTTGTTTGGCCCGTTCACGCGAACGTGGAGATCCTCGCGGCCCAGCTTGTCGATGACGACCGCGTCACCGTCAGCGGTGAACACCTTTTCCTTGGTCGCCAACGCGTAGCCAGCCTGCGCAGCCGTAATCATCTGGCTACCACCCTTCGCTACGTCGTCGGTTGAACTGCGAAACCGTCAGCGTCGACAGTGACTCCCGCGGATCGTCGTACTGCGAATCGCCACACTCGGCGCACAGGATGTCGTCGCCGTCACGCTGAATAAACACGGCGCGCTGGTCGCAGTAATCGCAGACCGGCGCACGCCATACCTCCTTGAAGCGGGCGTCATCGGCGAGTTCGACATCGTCCGGGAGCAACGCGCCGCCGTAAAGCCCATCTCGGTAGCCGTTCCAGTCGAACTCAACAGACCACCCGCCGTCACTACGCTGCTTTCCGGAGATGGCAACGACCATCTCGAAAATCCCGCCCGCGAACAGCACTCGCGCGAAGTCTCCGACATGAATTTCGTCGACAGGTGTCCGTCCGAGAAACACGGCCAGTTGGTCACCGTGACCGGTCACCCCGACTTCGTAAGCACGGTCAACTTCGTACATTTTTCCCCCGTAGGCGAGACCGAACAGACACCGAGCAACACGGAAAGCCCGTGTTGAACGGAATCAGCTCGTCTAGGCGCTACAGGGAATCTCTGGCCTCCTTGTCCCAGTTTGCGCGCATCGCGCGGTACTCCGCGTCACGATCTGCCCAAACCTCCACCATCGGCTTGAAAGCGTTGACGGCCTGCTCTTCGCTTGCAGCAAACGCCTTGTCGAGGTGGTGAATCAGGTACTCGTCTTCGCAGGTTTCGACCACGCGATCCCATCCACCATCGTCGTAATGCGCCACGGCGAAAGCGCGGACGACCTCCACGAGAGGCTGAAGCCGGGCCTTCCGCTCCGCGTACTCCTCAACCTTCTTCCGCACGAAATCAGAAACGATCTCCCGCGTGTCTGTTCCGTTCTCGTCGAACGATCGACGGTTCGAATCAGAGTCCAGCAGCCAACCCACCTTTTTCCAGCCGTACCCGTCGCCCCGCCAGACCCGGAAGTTGTTCTCGTCCTCGTCCAAGGTCAGACCGTGGTGCGTGTGTTCGTCGAGCTGGAATTCAAACCAACTCCGAGTGTCGCTCTCGGTGTGCTCGTCAACATAGACATCGTCAACCTGCATGCCGTTTCCTTTCTAGGAAGCACCGAGCGGCACGAAAACTTCGCGCCGAACGGAACTAGCTAGCTTTAGGAAAAATTGATTCGTCGATCTCCGACACGAACGCGGTCACGAGGTCGCGCAGCAGGAACAGCGCCTCGCGCGGGTCCTCTCCTCGCTTTTCCGCATCGCTCACGAGGTCGAGAGCGGCACCGAAGTCACGAACAGATCCGTGTACCCAGTTCACCACCCGTTCGGCGTTGTCGATGACGCTCGGAGCGATGATGAGACGCTCGGTATTGCGGACCGATGCAGGCGCGAAACCACCGATTCGGTCCCAGTCGCGCACATACCTGCGAAACAAGCTAAGCGCAATAGAAGGGGGGATCAACGCTTCCTCATTCAACTACGGGCAGGTGTTCAAAGTCCGAGGAGTAGGCCCACAGCGGGCCGATGGTCGTCAGCGAGATCCGCTCGAACTCAGTCCCATCGCGATTGACTCGGCCGACCTGTTCCAGCTTGATGTTCGCCAGATGGTCAGATCGGACATCGCGAACCTCGTAGACGAACGGCTTCTCTTGCCAGAACTCGGCGCCAGGGCTGTGCCCACCCTTGCATTGCACAAGGTCTCCGATCACGAAAGGTGACGTCATGACTCGCCACCGGCCACGTGAACGGTCACGGACTCCTGACGGATTGCCGCGATCATCGACGCAAACCTCTGCGACTGCGCGGCAGGCACGGTGAGAACAAACTCCACATCGGAAGAATGCGCGTGGACCTCACCACTGATTCCGGAACCATAGCTTCCGAAACCAATCGTCTTCTTACGATGCGTGAACTCACGAGCACCCGGACCAAGACATTTCACGAGCGCCGCGACGAGGTCGTTTTGCCGTGCCTCGTGCTCGAAGTGCAAGCGGCGCCTTTCCGAAGTCTGCGCCAAGACTTCCCAGTACCCCTTACTCAGGATTCGGCGTTCAATATCGCCCGCCACGCGCTTGGGAGACTTCTCAGACGAAACCCGGATGCGAAAGTCTGGCGAGTCATACGGCTTGAACTTGTCCTCCAGTCGATCCGAGATTTCGATCTTTCCCTGAAGCTTGCTGTCACCCTGCCGGAAGAACAGACATGCACCGTCAGGGCCGTCAAGGATCGCCATGTGGTCGCCATAGTCGATGGAACTCAGCGACCAACCGGCGCCCATCTCTTCCGCAATCTCCGCCGCGTGCTTCTTAAGGTCGATTTCGTCCACTGACCGCTCACCCCATTGTTCGGTTTGTCTTACACGGCACAGGCACGGGGAATCCGCGCCTGACCGAATCAGGCAACTTCGAACAGGCGATGCTGATCGGGGTCGTACTTCGGGCGCTGCCACGCGCGAACGATCTCGCGTAGGACGTACTCGATCGCGTCGTCTTCGCGACCGTTCACGATGCTGGTAGCCGAGTCATCTACCCATTCGTTCCCCTGGAAACCGAAGTACAAGTCTCGAATTTCCTCATCGGAGAACTCGAAGTCATCGCCGTTCTTGTCCGAGACGTCTTCCAAGACGTTCCGAATGTCCTTCAGCGTCCCCCAGTCGGCCGACCACTGCCTTTCGATCAACGCTTCCCGATGATCGTCGAGTGCCGAATCGTCGAGAACCGCGCAGTCCCCATGCAACGCCTCGACCGCGTCGACGATCTTTTCCAGCAGCCGGAGAGCGTCGTCGACCGCTCCGCCTTCCCACGGGAGTTCGCCGAGCTGAACCCAGGCTTCCCCGTCGTTCAGATCTGCGGTGCCCTCGACACCTTCGAACTCCAGAAGGGTCCGGACGTTCGCAGCGTCATAAATAGAACTGCGACTGTGTTCGGAGTAGCCGAGAATCGAGACTCGCACCGAGTAGTGGTTCTCGGTCTCTTCACCATCGGAGACGATCAGCTCATAGAGCTGTCCCTCCTCCAGCTTTTCGACGTACATCGCCGATCGGCCTACCTCCTTATAGAGCGAGACGTGATAGCAGCCAATCAACCGCTCCCACAGGTCCACTGCGCGGACATACTGGTCCGGCGAATAGGCATGTGCGAGCTTCACAGGAGTCGCCATTACTTCCCCTAGGTGGTCTTTGTTTCGCGGGTATGCCCCGACGTCCGTACACAGTGGACGGCCGCCAGAGTCAAACCGACGAACCACTACTCAACGAATGCGAGATGTTCTTCCATATCTTCTTCGCAGAATTCAGTGGCATGGTTCCTCAACCAGTGCTCCACGTCTTCACACCCTGCCGCACGCAACAGGTCGACAATGCTTTCCACCTCCAAACACTTCAGCCTCTCCCCAACGTCTTCCGACACATCCGGGTCATCCCAGATGCGTACGAACTCAGCGACGGCGTTCTGGAGGTCACTCATGTCATTACTCCTATTTCGCAGGTACACCCCGACTCCCGTACAGAACGGACGGGAATCAAGGCTGAACCAACGAAAACCGTCCGACGTCAACCTTCGGACCCGCTAGAGCGCGTACTTGATCAGAACCTGAACCCTTTGGGTCCACTCCGAGAGTGCGCAATTCACTTCCACAACAGTGCCGTCAAGCCTCGCCCAAGCGATCGGGGTTTCGTGGACGTAGACCACATACGCGATCTCGTCGAACTGCTTTTCCCACCGGCCAACCCAGTTTGGATGCAGCTCCCCAACCTTGCGCACATCCGGGAACCTGGTCGCAGACACTGACCCTGCAACGAAGTCTTTCCGCAAGTCGACATAGCGCGAAATCTCGTCAAACTTGATTCGGTCAGCAATCACGGCTTACTCCCGCCTACGAAACCGTGCCACGGCGCACCCGGACCACACCGACCATCTCCGTAGATGTGACAGTTCCCGAACGTGTCACCTTCCTTAGCGAAGATGATCGAGCCAGCCACGTATCCCAGCGGCAACCAGAGAACTGCCGATGCGATAAGACACCCAATCAAATGCGTTACTCTCATGCCTTTGCAGACTTCGGACGCAGCGTGTAGGCGTCCTTCGTGTTGAACGACCGCAGTGCGTTGACGTAGTCGTTCGCTTCAGCTTCGGTCGCCCTGAGCGGAACGCGGTAGTCGTTTCCATCATGCGTTCGAACGATGATCCAATTGCGAAGCATTCTCATCCCTTTCGTCGCTCTCACCCCCGAGGAGAGACACGAAACCTCTCCCCGAGAGTCAAAGCTCAAAGGACTTTCACGCTCTTAAAGCGCGGCTCCGCCGGGGCTTTCAGCGGGTTGCAGTAGGCGGGATCGGTTTGTCCCATTACAGCGGCGGGCCATCACGAGGCCATCTCTCGGCGCGCTTCCTACCGTATGGAGTTCTCAAAGAACGGCTTACGTTTGCTCCGCAACCCGTTACGTGGGGGTTGCACTTCCGACCTACAGCCGATGAGCCTTTCCGGCCGTCCGACGTCAACCTTCAGTCATTGATCTGCGCAGTTTGGCTAGTCGTTGCTCTCAAAGCCCACTGACGTTAGGGCACCGCAGATCAGGAGAGGATTTCCGTCATCCTGGCGTTTCGAACTTGCGAGACGAACCTTAGCGAATCAGCCGTCCGACGTCAACCTTAGTTAAACGCTCTGGACCCGATTCGTGCTGGTCCGGTGTTTCCGTCCCGTCCTGGCGACACGGCAAACATTACGCAGCCGATCCGTCCGACGTCAACCTTCAAATAGCTATTTGTGGCCCCGATCACTCGAAAATGACTGTTTCCCCAGGTCGCTAATCACCCCAAGCGCCTGCCGTGGACTGCCAGGTGACGCCCTGGTGAGCCCCAAAGGTCCCGCCGGACACCTCCCAGACGCGCTCAAAGGGTCCCCGTGGTGGTGCAGCTCCCCGCGCGGACATCACCCCGCACAACGGCTCTCAGAGCCCCACACACGGCACGGATGCGTTGGGGCACAACCACACCAGCACGCGCACCACGTCCCACGTGGACACCAGGAACAGCACCCGTGCCAGCACGCGCACCACCACGTGGACCTGCACACCCTCACCTGCTGGTCAGCACACGCACAACAGCACAACACACCAGGTCAGCACACGTGCACACAGCTACACCCGTTGGCACACAACAACAACAGCAACAGCACGCGCACAGCGCGTCTGACCTGCGCTTTAACAACAACACCCCTGGTCAGACCCCAGGGGGCAACCCCTACCCCCACCACCCTGACCGGAACGTATAGCGGTCCTGCGGTTCTGTACGGGTTTTCAGGCCGCCGAGCAGCTGCCGGCCACCTCGCTCAGGCTTTTGCGAACGCGCCCGTCACAACCTTCGAGATGTGCAGACCGAGCGCAAGTGACACATCCTTCTTCCACGCGGGAGCAGTCGCCTGGACGTGGCCAGCAGCTGCGTCTGCGGTGATCTTTGCGACGGAACGGAAGAACCGCATGCAGTCGATCGCGTCAGTGAGACGTAGGTTTGGAGACGTCTTGGCCCTCGCGGTCACCCTCTGGCTCCGCACAGCAGTCAACACTGGGAGCCCTGGCAGGTTGGCGTGCCCATGCGCCACAGCGTGGCGCACCCTGAGCCACTGCTCCATGACCTCGTCGACGTGCTTTGGCTCGACCATCACGCCCTTGTTCCCGCGGCCTCCGCCCTGCTTCCAAGTCCACTTAGGACGAGGGTCGAAACCGAAGTGTTTCCACAGAGCACGCGACTTGGCAGGGTCAGGTGTTGCGAACGCGTAGACCGCCCGATCGAAGTCGGTCTTCCAATGCTGGATGACCGCCGGCAACACACGCGCGCTTTGGATCAGATGCAGTTCAGCAAACGCTTGATCCGCGAGAGCCTTCGCGATGTCCTGGACGAAAGCCTGCCAGGCCGCGACAGCCAACACGATCGTCCCGCGGTTGACGGACGTTTCCTCGGTGCGTCGACCAACGCCACCATCTCCGGCGGCGCGATGCACGTGCACGATGTTGTCGCAGTGCCCCATAGCGCGCTCGTAGTTGTCGACCGCGGTCTGCACGTCCACCTGACACCTCCACGTTCGAACTGAGGTGTCACAGTAGATCGCCTCTGCTCGACGCGGAAGAAGATCACCTACTCCTCGCTGCTGGATGCTCCTGCCCGCTGAACTACTGGTCCAGCACGACCTCGACGACCGCGGTCCTTGTTGGATTGATGTGCTGGCGTACCCGGCGGACCGCGGAACCGAACTGGTGGGGTTCACTCGATCGTGCCAGGTCTCGATGCCGGCAACAGGTCCGACAGCTTCACCTTCATCTCGCACAGTCCGTGCCACGGCAACAAGAGCGTGCCCGCGCGCACCATGCTGGTGGCTGTGGTGTTCTCGCGTAGTGGCCCCTGGACGAAGACCTGGTCGCGGACCTGCTCGACCTTCCAGACCGCCTCATCCTGAAGCTCCGAACGCGCGAATCCGAGGCCGGTCGCAGCATTGAGCGCCACAAGGAATCGGGGCACTTCCACGAGGGGGATTTGAAATTCACCGCGGCCGACGAACAATCCCTCCCGCGGAGGTTCAGCTGCACCAGAGACGTAGGCGTTCCAGCCATCAACCTCGATGCAGAGGCCGTCCTCGTTGATGCCGAGCAGCCATCCACCAGCACCCGTTGGCAGACCGATCCGCGCACACTGCGCACCCACTTCGCCCCCCATGATCAGCTCCGGCGGTCAGCCGGAGCCATCCACTGTACGTGCGGGAACGGCCTGGTGACGGGCTGTATTCGACCCCACTCGGGTTGTGACTTGCGCCACTTTGAGGCTCTGAGTGTGACGCTTTGGCGCCTGGTCACACTAAGGACAGTTGTCAGCAGGGGGAACCTTACGGAGGGGGCCTAACAACAAGAACTCCTTGTTGCCACTTCAACTTCTCCCAACATTTGGTTGCCCCGCAAGGGCAACCATTAATGATCAAACAATCTCCTGTCGGCCCGAAGCCGACAAGATTGTTAGATATCAAACGCGCCTGTGCGCGAGAGCAAGATCACGAGGCCGCCGAGTTCAGCTGTCCTTGTTTTGTCATTGATCTTGCGGCCGAACGGAGGAGTGGCTTGCCTTGGCACGCCTCATCTCGTGGCCGCCGGCTACCTCCGGACTGGCCGCGATTGCGTCAGCTCGTGCTGCACCGCGACGGGTACCTCTGCAAGATCCGCGGGCCACGTTGCACCAGCTCGGCCACCGAGGTTGACCACATCCAAGCCGGTGACGACCACCGGCCGGTGAACCTGCGCGCTGCTTGCTCGACGTGCCACGGGATCAAGAGTTCGGCTGAGGGTCTTGCGGCTCGCCGTCGCCTTCAGAGCCTTCGTCGCCGTCCTGCGGATCGCCATCCCGGGCAGCGTCGTCTGTCGGGTCAGCGGCTCCGCGGCGGAGAGGTCCAATTTCGTAGCGTGGGAAAGCAGCGCTCGCGATCTTGGGGATGTCGTTCGGCTTCGCTTTGTCAGCCAGTGCCCGGACTTTGAGATAGTCGAACGCAGGTTTCGCGATTGCCGCGACAACAGCGGCTACCGCTGTGCCGATGGTGATGATCTCGCCGACCACCGAAGTGCCTTTCGGCTCGGGCTGGTCGGTGGGCGCGTGCCTCAGTCCGACCAGCGTTTCCACTGGTTCGAACCAAGGTCGGCCTCGGTAGGCGTTCGCGAATGGCTACTTCTGTCCCGGGAATCCGAGGACTTGCGTAGTCACCTCACGAGCTGGCAGATCTCAGGTCGTGCTCCCAGCCGTGCCGGGCCGGGTCGTGCTGCCCCTTGGGGCGGTATCAGCGACGTGATCCTTTCGTACTGGTGTGAGCCATCTTCTAAGCCGGATCACCGAACAGCGACTACCGATCACTGCCGGACCTTGGAAGCGTCTGCACCTGGGCTATGACCCAGACCTGACACTTTTCCAGCTCAGAAGGCGCTCAGCGTAACAGTGTTTGGCGCGCTGCTCACTGCGCCGCGCCAACAACCGCAATCTCAAGGGGGTGAGGGTTCATCGGTTCCCGCGGTCCAGTGCCGAAGCGCAGTGATCAGCGTGTCCGGCGGAACAAGGACGACGCGACCACGACGGAGAAGGTCACCGCGTTGGGCGCGGTTGTCGTGCCGGAGCTGGGGATCGAGAACCCTCACCCGTTGATCGTCGACTTCTACAGATCACTGCGTGAGTCCGCGCAGGCGAAGTACTACGAGCCGAGCGACTGGAGTTACGCCAGGTTCATCCTGCATCACGCGAACACGCTGGTGTCGAGTAGCCGGCCGTCCGCGCAGATGTTCGCCGCGGTGACGTCCGCGTTGTCGGATCTGCTTGTGGCGGAAGGACATCGGCGCCGGGTGCGGCTGGAGATCGAGCGGGAGCAGGCGGCCGGTCAGGTCGTCGATGTGGCGTCGATGTTCAAGGACCGGTTCGCGCAGTAGCGGCAGTTCTTTTCTTGGTCCGGGCGGGTTGAGCCGCGCGGGGCGCGATTGATCGCGTTTCCGCGCACTGCTCCCCGCTCGGGCCTTCTTTTCGCGCGCCGATCAGGCGTGTCTGTGAGTGCACTTTGGGGGATTTGAATGGCTTGGCGCGTTGCGCGCAGCTTGCTCACTCTTCGAGACCAGATCAACGCCCGGTTCCCGAACCGTAACCGGGCCTCTGATGGAACGATCGGCGACGGCAACCATCAGAACACCGACAGCGACCACAACCCTTGGTATGGCGGGATTGTCACCGCTGCGGACTTCACGCACGATCCCGGCGCCGGCTTCGACATCGACAAGTTCACCGATGAGCTTGCGGCGTCGAGGGATTCGCGGATCAAGTACATCATCGCCAACCGGCTGATCCTCGACACTCGTCCTCAGTTCTCGCCGTGGCAGTGGGTTCGCTACAGCGGTTCGAACCCACACACCAGCCACGTCCACATTTCGGTGATGCCGAACGCGTCGTGTGATGACCCACGACCGTGGAACATCCCGATGCTCGGCGGTGCCCCGACCCCTCCGCCTGCTCCGCAGGTTCCGGCGTGGCCGCTGCGGCTGGATCACTGGTTCGGCTGGATCAAGGGGCCGGACGCAAGTCATGGCGGGCATTTCGCGTGGGAGCGCCCGCACGTCGTTCTGATCCAGAAGGCGTTGCAGCGTCACGGGTTTGCGCCGAACTATCCGGGCTGGGCCGATGGTCTCTTCGAGATGGAGACGGTGAACGCTGTCGCGGCGTGGCAGCGGGCGCGTATGCCCGGCACCACTCGCTTCGGTGAGGTCTGGCATGACGACTGGGCGGTTCTGCTCCGGTGACGGGGCGCCTGCCCGCGGTCGCCGTGGTGTTGGTGCTCCTGGCCACCGCCGCGGCGCCCGCGCTCGTGGCTGTCCCGATCAAGGCGCCGCCTTCGGCAAACATCACGCCGGGCGCTCCGCCGGTGACGTCGTCCACGACGGCGACGACCGCACCGCACGTTCCACCTCCGCCGGTTCCGCCGTTACGGGACCCGATGCCAACGTGCGGGGTCTCGTCCTTTGAGGAGCAGGAGCGGTGGATCGACCAGGCGTCGGCCGCCTTGGTGTGGCACGGCGAACGGCCGATCACCGACCGCGCCGCGGTGCTGCTGATCATCGAAAAGGAGTCCAGCGGTGATCCGTGTGCGATCAACCTGTGGGACTCGAACTTCTACGCTGGGACGCCGTCGAAGGGCCTAATTCAGGCGATCGACCCGACGTTCGAGCGCTGGCATTTGGCTGGCTACAACGAGAGTTTCCATCCGGTCGATTCCATTGTGGCGGGTGTGCGGTACAGCCGCGGACGGTACGGCGCGGAACACCTCGTGCCAGGCGTAGTCGGGGTGCGAGCCGGCCGCGGGTACACGGGCTACTGACGCGCGATGTCGTTCGTGTTGTCGGGCTTGCCGTCATGCTCGATCTCAACCAGGCGACCGAAGATCCTTACGCGGGACTTGCCTGCGGACCTGCACGCCACGAACACGATCAACGTGACGAACAGCAGCACAACCGCGACGGCGGCGACTGCGGGCCACGACGATACGGCTTCGAAGAAAGCGGTCATGCCCCGCAGTATGGCGGGCACGGGGAACGCGGAAGACGCTATACGTTCATGTTAGAACTAGAGTGTCTAGTCATTGGACAGACCAGTGCTGCGCAAAAGTTGTAAGGCGGCGTACAAAACAAGCCCCCTAGTAGGCTGACCCCGCTTCCCGCGACCTGCGGCTCCAAATATACCGCGCAATTATTGCGCGCTCTCCAGCTAGACCAATGCCCATCAAAATCTAGCCATGTGACGGCTGTCACATGCACTGAGACGCGGGTCAGCAGCTTGGACTGCTGGCATCGCAGCGGAAGGGACTGATGTCGACATGACCATTGAGTTGCAGATCCTCGGCATCCGTCTCTTCACCCTCGCGATCACACGCGACCAGGAACCCGAGCTGGAGTTCGTGGACAACACCGATGGCGATTTCGAACCGTGCGACGAGGTGCCGTTCGGTTTCGCGCCCGCTGACGAGCACGACGAGGACTTTGACGACGAGTAAATAGGGAGCACGGTGCCGGTGGAGGAATCCGACCTGGTACCGGCTCCGAGCCACATCATCGGGCCAACGTGGCGCCGCCGGAGTTCCGGCGGCTGGTATCTGCCGCAACGCTCGCTGGGCTGGGCGGTATTGAACTGGCTCTACAAGTACGTGCGGCAGCCGTCCGGGCCTCGCGCGGGTGAGCCGTTCCTGCCGACCGATGAGCAGGCGCGTTGGCTCTTGTGGTGGTACGCGGTCGATTCACGCGGCCGGTTCGTGTACCGCAAGGCTGTTCTGCGCCGGATGAAGGGCTGGGGCAAGGACCCGCTGGCCGCGTGCTTGGCGCTGGTCGAGTTGTGCGGGCCGGTCGAGTTCTCCCACTTCGGCGTTGACGGTGAGCCGGTCGGCAAGACCCGTTCGTCGGCGTGGGTGCAGATCGCCGCGGTCAGCCTCGACCAGACGAAGAACACGATGTCGTTGTTCCCAGCGATGATCAGCCGGGAGTTGCGCGAGGACTTCGGACTCGACGTCAACAAGACGATCATCTACAGCCGCGCAGGCGGGCAGATCGAGGCCGTGACCGCGTCGCCGTTCGCCCTGGAGGGCAAGAGGCCGACGTTCGTTCTGAAGAATGAAACGCAGTGGTGGCTGGAGAACAACTCCGGCCACGCGATGGCTGGTGTGATCGCGGGGAACGTGGACAAGGCCGCCTACGGCGGTTGTCGCGTGCTGAGCATTTGCAACGCGCACGTGCCGGGCCTGGAGTCCGACGCGGAACGCGACTGGGACGCATTCCAGAAGGTGGTTGCCGGCCAGGCGATCGACACCGGCCTGTTGTACGACTGCATCGAGGCCCCGGCGGACACGCCGGTCTCCGAAATCCCGTCACCAGACGTCGATCCCGAAGGGTTCGAGGCTGGGGTCGCGCAGTTGCGCGCCGGGTTGGAGATCGCCCGCGGTGACGCGGTGTGGCTCGACATCGAGACCTTGGTCGCGTCCATCCTGGACATCCGCAACGCGGTCACCGAGTCGCGCCGGAAGTTTCTCAACCAGATCCTCGCGACCGAGGATTCGTGGATCGCCCCGTACGAGTGGGATGCGCTGCACGACACCAGCCTGCGGCCGTTGGCGCGCAAGGACCGGATCACGCTCGGGTTCGACGGCAGCAAGGGCCGCGACTGGACCGCCCTGGTGGCGTGCCGGGTCGAGGACGGCGCGCTGTTCCTGATTCGCGCGTGGAACCCGGACCGCTATGGCGGCGAGATCCCGCGCGAGGACGTGGCCCGCACGGTGGAGTGGATGTTCGGCCGCTACGACGTGGTTGCCATGCGTGCCGATGTGCGCGAGTTCGAGAGTTACGTGGATCAGTGGGCGGTGAAGTTCGGCCGCAAGCTTCGCATCAAGGCAACGCCGAAACACGCGGTCGCCTACGACATGCGCAGCAACGTCAAGGGATTCACGCTCGACGCGGAACGTTTCCTCGACGCGGTCCTTGAGGGCGAGGTCGTGCACGACGGCTCTCCGATTCTGCGGCAGCACATCACCAACGCCCACCGACGCCCGAACAACCACGGCGTGTCGATCGGCAAGGTCACCAAGGACAGCGACCGCAAGATCGACGCCGCAGTCTGCGCGATCTTGGCCTACGCAGCACGAATGGACTTCCTGATGAGCAAGAAGGGCAGGGGACGCAGGGTGGTGATCTTGAAATAGTCGACGTACTGGAAAGACGCGTCGAAGCGCTGTCTAACCGCCTGTCTCTAGCGAAGCCGGCACGCGACGAGAACTCCGCGTACTACGAGTCCGAGCACAGGCTGAAAGCGATCGGTGTCGGCACTCCGCCGGAGATGCGGATGCTGGTCTCGGCGATCGGCTGGCCGCGGGTCTATGTGGACGCGCTCGAAGAGCGTTTGGACATCGAAGGTTTTCGGCTTGCCGGGCAGTCCTATGCGGATGAGCGGCTGTGGAGTTGGTGGCAGCACAACGACCTCGATGTGGAATCCGGGCTCGCGCATCTTGAGGCGTTGATTCACGGCGTCTCGTACGTGACGATCTCCGCGCCGGGGAAGCTCGATGATCCGGACGTGCCGGTGATCCGCGTCGAGTCGCCGACCAGCATGGTCGTCGACATCGACCCACGTACCCGCCGTGTTCGCCGGGCGCTGCGTCTCTACGTCGATGAGCTGGACCCGTCGCAGGACGCGGCAACGTTGTACTTGCCGAACGAGACGATCTACCTCGTGCGCCGGTCTGGCGCCGCCCGGTGGCGTGTCGAGTCGCGCGTGCGGCACATGCTCGGTGTCGTGCCGGTGGTTCCCTTGGTGAACCGCGAACGGTTGGCGGATCGCGTCGGCCGCTCGGAGATCACGACCGAGGTTCGGTCTATGACCGATGCCGCGGCGAGAATCATGATGAATCTCCAGGCGACCGCCGAACTCATGGCGGTCCCGCAGCGGTTGCTGTTCGGGGTCGCACAGGACGAGTTCGCCGCGAACCCGGACAACCCCGGCGCCGTGCTCGAAGCGTATTACGCACGCATCTTGGCCTTTGAGAACGAAGCCGGCCGCGCAGAGCAGTTCCAGGCCGCGGAGTTGAGGAACTTCGTTGAGGCGCTTGGGGAACTGGCGAAGCACGTCGCGTCGTACACAGGTCTGCCGCCTCAATATCTGAGCTTCCAAAGCGACAACCCCGCGTCCGCGGAGGCGATTCGCAGCTCCGAGAGCAGGTTGATCAAGAAGGCGGAACGCAAGGCGCGCATGTTCGGCTCCGGCTGGGAAGAGGTGATGCGGATCGCGATGCTCATCATGGATGGTGCGATCGCCAAGAACGCGCACCGGATGGAAACCGTGTGGCGTGATCCTTCGACGCCGACGTTCGCGGCGAAGGCCGATGCGGTCGGCAAGCTCTACGCCAACGGCACGGGCGTGATCCCGCTGGAGCAGGCCAGGATCGACATGGGCTATTCCGCGGAGCAGCGGCGCCAGATGCGGGACTGGGACAAGCAGAACCCCACCGCGCAACTCAACGCGCTGCTCGCTGGACCCGCTGCTCCCGCGCGTGACGCGCGCGAGGATTCGGCGGCTGCGGCGTGACCGCGGCGGAGTACGCGGAGGCGCAGCGGCTGATCGTCGCCGCGCTGGTGGCGTTCGTGCTGCGTCTGTTGCTCCCGTTCCGCGGCCTACTGATTCTGCCGGTGAGCTGGCGCGGGATTCTCGCCGCGCTGTTTCCGGCGGTCGAGCAGGCCCGCCGGCAGTCCGCAGAGCTGGGCCGCCGCTACTACGACAGCGAACGTGCGAAGCACCTCGACGAGGACGTGGATCGTCATGACGTCGACCTTCCCGGTTATCTGCCGGAGTGGTTCGACGAGGCGATGCGACCGTTGGCAGACGTGGTCTCCCGCGACGGTGTCACCGACGAGGTGCTGACCGATGCGGCACACCGCGTTTCCAAAGAAGCGGTTGCCGGCTCGCGGCGCACGATTCTGCGCGCGGTCGAGTCCGACCCGGCGACGATCGGTTTCGCCCGGATCGCGACCGGCAGAGAGACCTGTGCTTTCTGCCTGATGATGATCTCCCGTGGTGCGGTGCGCAGTCACCGCTACGGCTCGAACCGGGCAGCGGGTTTGAAGACCGACAAAGCCACGGCGGTGGAGTTGTGGCGCCAGATCGAGCAGGCCGGCACCGACTCGGAACGTGAGCGGGCCGAAGAGGCGATGCTCGCGCTGATGCACCGCTGGCACACCGGTTGCGACTGCCTGGTGGTGCCGATCTTCGACCTACGGGACTGGCCTGGCAGGACGCAGGCCTACGAGGCATTGCAGTTGTGGAAGTCCCTGACGAAGGGCAAGCGGGGCCGCGATGCCCTGAATGCGCTGCGCCGCGAGGTCGACAACGGCCGCGTGGACTTCCAGCGCTACGCGGCGGCAGCCGCCTAGCCCGTCGTCGGTTCTCGACATCCGTGAGCGCCCCTGGTGGGCGCTCTTTTTGTTGCCCTGGAGGCATTTCCTTTGTCTGACACCACGCCGAACGACGCCCAGATTCCCGCTTCCGAGCAGGACATGCAGGCGTTGCCGCAGTGGGCACGAGACGCCATCACCACCGCCAACGACCAGGCCGCACGCAACCGGATCAAGGCCCGTGAGGCAGCCGAGACCGCCCGCGCGGAGGTCACCGCGGAGTTCGAGGGGCGCATGTCCGCGCTCACCGCGGACAAGGACGACATCGCCCTGGAGCTGGGTGACGCCCGGCTCGACCTGTCGCGGCTGCGCATCGCCCTGGACGCCGGGATTCCCGGCGAGTCCGCGACGGAGTTCGCCGCGCTTCTGCGCGGCAGCAACGAGGACGAGCTGCGAGAGCACGCGGACAAGGTCAAGGCGATGTTCGGCGTGATCAGCCCGCAGCCCGACCGGCCGGTGGACCACTCGCAGGGCCTCGGCCGCGATGACGTGGCGGTCTCGCCCGGAGACGCGTTCGGCGCATTCATCCGCTCCCAGCTATCCCGATAAGGACCACGCACAGCTTTGGCATTTGAAAACGAGCTCGCTCCGAACACCCCCGCACGGCACCAGGGACGTCTGGCCTACGTGCCGGACGACCTGCTCCCGCCAACTCTCGTGGGGCCGATTTTCGAGAAGGCGCAAGAAACTTCGCTCGTGATGCGCATGGGCACGCCGATCGAGGTTGACTACGGCGAGACCAGCATCCCGGTCACCACCGCTCGGCCCGAGGTCGGTCAGGTAGGTGTCGGTACCAGGAACCAGGACCGAGAGGGTTACCGCAAGCCGGTCTCCGGTTCTGCCTGGGACACCAAGACGTTCGCGCCGATCAAGCTCGCGACCATCGTGACCGCGTCCGACGAGTTCGTGCGCAAGAACCCGCACGGGCTCTACACCCAGATGCAGGGCGATCTCGCCTACGCGATCGGCCGCGGTGTCGATCTGGCTGTGTTCCACGGAAAGCAGCCCATCAACGGTCAGCCGCTGCTCGGTGTCGAGGCCACCAACGTCCTCGCGAACACCCCGAACGTCGTGCAGCTCCCGGCGGGCCGCGCATCGGTGTACGAGGCGCTACTGACCGGCTACGAAATCGTGGTCGAGGACGAGGACTTCACCTCGTGGGCCGTCGATCCCCGTTTCCGCGCACGGCTCATCCGTGACGGCGCTGAGCGCGACGTCAATGGAAACCTGGTCAACCCGAGCGACATCAACCTCAACGCGCAGTCCGGCAACATCCTCGGCATTCGGTCCGAGTACGGCCGCGCTGTCGCCGGAGACCTCGGCGCCGCGACGAACTCCGGCATCAAGGTCATCGGCGGCGACTTCACCAAGCTCCGCTACGGCTTCGCCGACGAAATTCGGGTGAAGGTCTCCGACCAGGCGACTCTCACCGATGGTGCCGGCAACACCGTGAACCTCTGGCAGACCAACCAGGTCGCGCTGCTCATCGAGGTCACGATGGGCTGGATCGTCGGTGAGCCGGACGCGTTTGTCGCGTTCCGCCAGGCCCCGCCCACGCCCGCTTTCGCGGCCTGAAGGTTGATGTCGGACCGATGAGGGCGCGGATTCCCGCGCTTTCATCGGCATTTTCTTTTTGGGGGAACAGCAATGCAGGTACGAATGGAGTCGCCGACCGGCGTGTACGTCTTGGTCAGCGCTCACAAGGCAGAACGGCTCTACGCCAACGGCTACCTCTACCTCGACGAGCCGGACCACGCCGACGAGATCGAGCCCGCGGACGAGCAGCCGGAACTGCCGTTGCCGCGCAGGCGCGGCCGTCCGCCCAAGAACACGGCTGCGGCCGACGTGAGCGAGGCGTGATCGCATGGCCTACGCCACCGTCGACGATGTCGAGGACCGGCTAGGCCGAGAGCTGGACGACGCGGAAGCGCGGATCGTCAACACGCGTCTGAACGACGCGGAGTTGCTGATCCGCGCCCGGCTTCCCGATCTGGACGCGCGGGTCACTTCCGGTCGGCTCGACGTGATGACTGTGCGCATGATCGAGGCCGAAGCCGTGTTGCGGCTGGTGCGCAACCCCTCCGGGTTCGCCTCCGAGTCGGACGGCTCGTACTCCTACACCTTGTCGGAAGCGGTGGCATCCGGCCGGCTCGCGATTCTCGCCGACGAATGGTCACTGCTGGGAATCCGCCGCGGGGCTTACGTGATCCGCCCGCTTCTGCGTCCGGCGTTCGATCCGTCCCGGCTTCCGCCGGGCCGCTCGGATTTCGAGGGGTGGCGCGGCTGAGCCTCTTGGACCGCGGACGGGACATCGTTGTGGTGTACCAGGAAGTCGTCACCACTGACCGCGACGGCAACACCATCACCAAAGCCGGAACGCAGGGTGTGACCACCAGGGCGACGATTCAGCTTCTCGCGCAGTCCGGCACCAGCGCCCGCCGCTCCGAACAGGACAACGAGGGCTTCGAGACCGAGTCCGGCTATCGGATGCGGTTGCCTCGCTCGTTCCCGTTCATTCTCGGGGCGCAAGCGCGCGTGCAGTGGCGCGGCGCCTGGTGGTCGGTGATCGGTGACGCCCGGATCTACAACGGCTCGCCGGCCACCGCTCACATCGAATACGTCATCAGGAGAACCTGATTGGCCGAGATCTACTACGACATCGCCGACACGATCGCGCACCTTCCCGGCGTGCGCCAGGCGGTGAAGACCGCCGCGGAAACGATCGCTGCCACGGCCAAGGCCGATCTCGCATCACACCGCAAGACGGGTAAAGCCGAGATCGAGGTCGAGCACCGCGACACCGACTCGTCCGTGTCCCTCGTGGACGACGCGGCGGTGTCGATCGAGTACGGCCACTTCGTCGACCTGTCAGAGGCGGACGAGGTCGTGTTCGCGAAGGGCCTCTACATCATTCACCGCGCCGCCGGGCTCATCTGACAACTGGAAGGCATTCGCGTGGCGCCCCGCCGGATCTCACGCGTTCAGGACGTCGTCCTCATCCTTCTACGGCAGGCACTTCCCGACATCCGCGTGAACTCCTGGGGTGCCGATGTCGATCACCGTGTCATCCCCTACATCAACGTTCGGCGTCTGGGCGGCTTCGGCCGGCATCCCGATTGGCTGGACCGCGCGACCCTCGAACTCACGGTCTATCACGACGAAGGCCTAGTCGCTGCTGAGGATCTGTACCTCGATGCGCGGCACGCGCTGTGGTCCGCGGTGCAGCACCAGACCGTGACTCGCTACGGGCACTTGAGTTCGTGGAAAGAGTCGATGGGGCCGACGCAGTTCGATTCGCCGTGGGACGACACCTGGCGCATTCAGGGACTAATTCAGCTCGGGCTTCGCCCCGCACGACTGTGAGGACTACGCCAATTTGGCACTGAACGACCTGGCTGTGATCACAGCCTCCCGAGGATTTGTTTTCGTTGCCGACCCCGGCACGGCTCGGCCGACACCGGCTCAGGTAAAGGCGTTCGATCCTGAGATCGGAACCATGCAGGGCTGGGAGTCGGTCGGCCACACCGCGGACGACGAGCTGCCCGAGTTCGGCTATGACGGCGGATCGACCGAGATCCGCGGCTCCTGGCAGCGCGCGGCGCTGCGCGAGGTGGTCACCGAGATCCCTGCCGACTACGTGACTGTGCAGCTGTTGCAGTTCGACCGCCTGGCGCTGGGCCTCTACTACAGCGTCACCAACCCCGGCACCACTGCCGGGGTGTTCGCGGTGCCGGACAACGCGGGGCGCCCGATCGAGAAGGCCCTGTTGGTCATCATCGTGGACGGTGTGGTCAGGGTCGGCTTCCACGCCGCCAAGACCAGCATCCGCCGTGACGCCGCGATCTCGCTGGACACGGAGAACTTCGCCGCGCTCCCGATTCGCGCCACCTTCCTCAAGGGTCCGGGCGACCTCTACGAGTGGATCAGCGAGGACACCGGAGTCAACCCTGCCCCGCCTTCTCCTCCCGCCTGACGGCGTTTTCCCTTTGTGTGCCACTGAAAGGTGTTCTGCTTAGTGTCTGAGGTCTTCACTCTCGAATCACTTCACGAGGAGCTGGAGAACGAGTTCGCGCCCGTCTCCTTCGAGGCGGGGGGAGAACGGTTCGTACTGCGCAACCTGCTGCGCTGCAACAAGAAGGAACGTCAGGCCGTGATCGCGCGGCTCAAGGAACTGGAATCGCTCAACGACGCCGACCAGTCCGAGGAGCAGGAAGACGCCACGCTCGACGCGTGCCAGTTCGTGTTGTCCACCGTGACCGACGACAAGCGCGGCGCCCGGCTGCTCAAGGCGATCGGCCCTGACCTGCTGGTCAACATGAAGCTTCTGGAGCGGTG